GGCCTCTGGGTCGAGATGAAGGCTCCAAAGGGACGGCTCACTCCCGCCCAGGCCAAATGGCGGGAATCGCTGGAACCGGCGGGATACCGGTTCGCGATCGCCTATTCGTGGTCCGAGGCGGCGCGATATATTGCGGACCACATCGGATTCGACACGGACGTGTAGGAGGGATAGATGAAGGCGTGTTTTCGGGCGCAGGAGGCAGAGACCTACCTGCGGACGTTGTTTGGCCACTACCCGGCGGGATGGATCGAGTTTAGGGCGCTCCGCACCGGAGATAGGCCACAGGTGCGATCCTGGAAACTACCGGGATGTCTGCGCGAGGGAATGTCGGAGATCCGGCTTCAGATCGCCGAATGGGTCTCGGGCGGGCGTGATGTCTATGTCGGAGTCCTGCCACGCTCGGCCGAGAGCGGACGGGGCAAGGCCGACGTGTTGGCATGGGGAGCGCTTTGGGTTGACCTCGACCGCAAGATCGAGGGCGCGGAAGTGGCGCTGCTCGACCAGTGCCACATGGTCGTGGATACCGGCAACGGATGGCACGGCTACATCATCGGGCCACCCAAGAATTTGGGCACTCCGGCCGATCGCGTTGCCAGGGAACAACTGATCAAGCAGTTCCAACGCCAGATCCATCCCGGTGTGGACTCCACCCACGATCTGTCGCGTATCCTGCGGGTTGCCGGGACTGTCAACTACAAACGGGAACCCAAGCCGGTGGTCCTGCTTCGGCCGGAGGTGGTCGAATCCGTCGAGGTGCCGGGAGAGGTGATCAGCGCCCGGGACCGGCTGGGACTTGACCGGATCGCGCCACCGCCGGATTGGACCGAGCAGGATCAGGACGCGCACGAGCGGATCTGGACGGACGGATGGCGCACCGATCCGAGGATCCCCGACCTGCGCGAACTGGACCGCACCAAGCCGTGGCCTCTCTTCAACCTCGGAATCAACAGCGAGTACGAGTGGATCATGCGGATCCTGGTGCGGATGGTGGCGCGGGGAGACCGGTGGGTGGACCTACTGGACTACGCGCAGTCCCAGAGCCTCGACGAGGCGTGGCTGGAGAGGACTCTGGACGAATTCAGGACAGATGCGCTAAGGTAGGCGTTCCGAAGGCGAAGGGATAGGAATGAAGGAATTAGAGGATTACATCCTCCCCGTCGAACCGGGTGGGGAGAGGGTCGGTGGCGTCACCGGCCAGTGGCGCGGGTTGCACGACCGGCATCCGGAGGGTGGCGGTCCGTTCGGCGGGCGCAACAATGCGCTCACAAAACTGATCGGATACCTGCGGGCCAAGTCGGTTCCATATGATGATGCGATACATTACGCGCTCTGGTGGAACGAGCGGTTCGTGGACCCGCCACTCGATCCCGAGGAGGTCCAGCGCAAGGTCTCGCGGGGATGGGTCCAATGGCTCGAGGGTGGCTTGCCGGATGCCACTCCGGACAATCTCGGCCACGAACACGACCGGCTCCTCGAGTTCATCGACCTGCATCGATTGTCGGAGCTGGCCGCCGAGGCCGGTGGTGTGGAGTGGATCGTCGAGGACCTGATCCTGGCGGGCGGGATCCACTTCGTGACCGCTCCACCAGGCGGTGGCAAGACGTGGGCGGCGCTCGATCTGGTGCGGGCTTGCATGACCGGCACCAAGTGGCTGGCGCACAAGACGGCCACCGAGTGCGGGGTGCTTTACATCAACGAGGAGATGGGCGCAGGGCCGTTTTTCAACCGTCTGGACGAGCTGCGGGTGCCGGGCAAATCCTTGACCATCCTCCAGCGGGCCGGGATCGATCTGGACAATGCGTCCCACCTGTCCCAGATTGCGGACCACATCCGGAGCCACCGGATCCGCATCGTGGTGCTGGACACCTTCGTCCGGGTCCACCGCCGGGATGAGAACAACAACTCCGAGATGGCGCAGCTCTTTTCCCGGTTCAAGGCGCTGACGGACGCCGGAGCCGCGGTGGTCTGTCTGCACCACCATCGCAAGTCCGGCACCGGCTCCTCGGTCGAGCATGAGGCCATGCGCGGAGCGGGTGAGATCGCGGCCCAGGCCGACCTGATCGCGGCCATCGACAAGGTGGACGGGGTCTTCCGATTCAGGGTGACAAAGCACCGGCATCTCGAGGAGTCCGCGGTCCCGGCTTTCGGATTCGCGGTGGACAACCGCGACGACGGCTCTGCGGAGATCATAGCGGCCGAGTTGGAAATGCCCGCAGAAGGCTCCACGTTGCCCAATGCGGGGCGATCGGGCCGTGGGACGGCAAATGACCCATCCGGCCGGATTCTGTCCGTTCTGGCCGAAAATACGGGCTTGACGGAAAACCAGATCGCCAAGTTCGCCAAGGTGAGGCGCGAGAACGTGCCGGGAGCCATGGCAAGGTTGGAGTCGGAGGGCATGGTTTTTTCGATCCTTGGCGACCGCGGAGCGACCGTCTGGCACCGCTCCGAGTTTTGACTGTTTCCGGGGGGCCCCCATCCCCCCCTAAAGGGGGGGATTGGGGGACTCCCACGGGAAACGGTCGGGAAACGGTCGATTTGGTTCCCCCCACACCCCCCTCCATCCTAATATTTCTGGTGGATGGACCATTGCCTGCACCCCACAAGGGGGTGCGAGCATGGTCCACCACGCTTTGGTCCTTGACACGTTGTGATTGGTGGCTTAATATGAGGTGCCGATATGGCATGGCCGGTGTACCGGCAAGGAGCAAACGATGGGATTTTTCGGGCAGAACGCGAGCTTCGCACAGGGTGACTACTCTGTCGCGGATGCTGGCAACTACAAGTGCATCCTGGTGGATGTGGAGATGGTGCAGAGACCGAGCTTCGATGACCCGGCGGTCATGGAGCCCAATTTCCGCTGGCGGTTCGAGACCGCCGAAGTTGGCGATGAGAATGGCAACCCGTTCCGGTTCAGCCAGTTCACGAAGACGTCCTACGGCTACGACATGGCCAAGCTAACCAAACTGCTGGACGGGATGCTCGGCCGAAGGCTCACGCAGGACGAATTCGCACGGCTCGATCTCGAGGATCTCAAGTCCCGGCACTGGTCGGTGGCGGTCGATCTGGTCCACACCGCCCGTGGCCGGGAGATCAACACCATCCTTGGTGTCAAGCCTTGGCAGACCAAGGCCCAGCCGGTCAAGAAACTGGCCAAGCCTCCGGTCGAGGACGACATCACCGATCCGTTCGAGGACTGATCGGATGACGTCGAAACAAAACGAGATCGATGCGAGGCTATTTCTTGCGACCCAGTTGATCGAGGAGGCTGAGCGAACGCTCAAGATCCTCCTCGAAACGATGGAGGCGCTCGCCAAGATGCAAGCCGAGATCGCAAGGGTCAACCAAGAGGACTGACGCAACCTGTCGGGATTCCCGACAACATCGCCTCCCGGCCAACACCGGGAGGCTTTTTCGCAGGAGACAAACCAATGAAGAACAAGCGCATCGAAGCGATCGGGAACGCACTGCTCGTCGTGCTGGTGGCCACCTTTGTCGTGGCCTACGCGATGGACCTCGGACGACGCACCGAGGACCGGCTGGCCGCAAGGGCGTCCCGGTGAGCGACCACTACCGCAAGACCGGCATACAGCCCATCGAGGTCATCAGCGACTGGGATCTCGGATTCGCACTCGGGAACGCGATCAAGTACATCGGGCGCTACCGCGAGAAGGGCGGCCTCGACGACCTGATCAAGGCGTCCTGGTATCTCGCATACGAGATCACCGGATCCATCGAGCAAGCGGATGCCAACAAGGCAATGTTCGACAAGCTACGGGAGGGCAAGCAATGAACTGGGAAGACGCCAAGGAGGCGCTCCACCACCACGGCAGGATCGCCAGCCGATCGCTCGGCCACGGCTACAAGACCTACGTCACGCCGGACGACGAGCTGCTGATCGTGATGTGCAACATCGGCGGGATCGGTGGAGGCAAGATCGACCTCGACACCGACGGCTACCCGGTGACCGAGCTGGTGTTCGGCCGCCAGTGCGACAGGGACGCGACAGACTGGGAGGTTGTGTGATGGAACTGAACTGGAAACTATATGTCCAAAGGTATTTGGAAGCACTCTATTTTGCTTCTGGAATCGCACCGCAGGGCAAATTCGAATGGATGTACTCGTCAACGAGGGTTGATATCAGCCCAAATTGGCGGGCAGATCGAATTAAGCGCCTTCGGCATATGACTCCGGTCCGAATCAGTCAAACAGGACCACAACATGGAGATTGTCAAATTTGGTATTGGAAGAGTGAATACGGCGCTTGCATAGACGAACCTCATCGAGGAGGACACCATTTGTCATTTCGCTGCGGGATGGCTGATGACAAAAAGGTTTTGGACAGGATATTGACCGTTCGTGATCCCAAAGCTGCAATGAGCCCAGGATTGATAGATATCGTCTCTCCAAGGTCAATGCCTTGGGTATCGCGAGATCAAACACGCAATATGATCGAACGGTTGGAACTCATCCTGGAAGTTGCGGAATGAAAGGCTCGGACGCATTCCGCGCGATGATTGGTGGACACAAGATCCGAAGGGCATCATGGCCCGAAGGATGCACCTGGGCGGCCAACCTCGAGGACCGAGACTGCTCGCCCATCATCACCGGACCTCCCGCATGGGTCCGACGATGCTACAACGACCACCGCTGGTGCGGATACCAGTGGCGAGGACACGACTGGGAGGTGGCGAAGTGATGGTGGCCGGAGCGGCTTTCTACCACCTGCGCCTCGGGCGCAAGGTCCGATGCCAGCGGTGGACCGAAGGATGCTGGGTCTCGGCTCACTACGATCCCGACATCGCCATCTACGTCTTCGTGGGGTACGGGACTCCCACTTTCCGGTCGGACGTTGCGGAGGATCCCGCATTCATCCTGCGCGACCTCATGGGACCGCACAACTGGGAGATCGAGGATGTCGCGCAATCCTAACAGCAACCTCGGGCGCAAGCCCGCATTCTTCGACTCCCGCAAGTGCCGGGACTGCAACGAGATCTGGCCTTACGAGGCGTTCGTGCAGGTATCGAACTACTGGGCGCGGGGCTACCAGCTCCGCTCCCGCTGTCCCGGTTGTCATCGCAAGTTCAATGCCGAGTCAAAGCCCAAGGCCCGCCTCAACGACGAGTACCGGGAACTCTGCAATGCAAGGCGCCGGGGTAACAAGTACCCGAATCACGATCCCGACTACATCTCCTGTTGGCAATGGGTCAGGTATCGGATGGGATACTGGCAGAGCCAAGGATGCCATACGGTGGTGGCCTATCTGGTCCCAACCCTCGGGCCCACGCCCAACGCAACCGGCGATCCCAGGCGCTGGTGGGTGGGCAAGACCTGGACGTTCCGCGAGGAGCGCCCGGGCCTCGTGCCTCCGCGGTACGGCATCCCCATCGTGAGGCTCTCGCGCCAGGTCTGCGTCCGGCATCCCCACTGTCCCGACTACGCGGAACTGATGGTCCGGATCGCGATCAACCGGCACCGGCTGATGTTCCCCAAGACACAGGAGGGACAATAGGGCATGGCCAGACCAACCAAATACAACGAGGACCGGCACAACCGGATCGTCGAGGCTCTGCGCGGTGGCAATACCCGCAGGGCGGCGGCATGGGCCGGAGGCATCGACCAAGACACATTCCTGCAATGGCTCCGACGTTTCCCAAATTTCGCGGATGACGTAAAGGCCGCCGAAGCGGACGCCGAGTTGGCGATGGTCGAGAGGGTCCGCACCGCGGCCAACGACCAATGGCAAGCCGCCGCATGGTGGCTCGAGCGCAAGATGAAGCGCGACTGGAGCAACCGGCAGGAGATCACCGGGGAAGACGGGGCGCCGGTCCGGATCGCGGTACGCTTCGCGGACGACGAAAAGGACGAACCGGCCGAGTGACAGAGCAGCCGGACGACATCGACGACTACTCGAACCGGATGCTCGAGCTTCTCAAGGAGGCCCGAGGCCACGGAGTCACGGCCTATTGCATCCTATACACCACAGATCCGATCTCCCAGACCAGCTCGACCAGGTACATCCGGACGGCAGACCATATCCTCGCCATGGGGATGGTGCAGATCGCCAGCCTGTACCTGCAGGACGAGTACCTGGAGGGAGACGACGAGACACTCGAAGGGACAGGAACAATGAACGCTTGGATACTCGCCGGGACAATCCCCACCGGCATCCTATTCGGTATCGCTCTGATCGGCTGGATGGTCGAGCTGGTGGCTCAGGCCCAGAAGCTCCTCGATGGCCGAGATTAATGCTCGGATCGGATATGCTCGGAGTGGGTGAAGCATGAGCGAGATTGAAGTCGTTCTACCTCGGCCTCACAAGGCGCAAAAGGAAATCATGGCACAGGCGAGGCGATTTAACGTCCTCGCCTGTGGCTGAGTAGGCCGACGCTTCGGGAAGACGACCATGGGCGCGATCCTGATGGCCCGCCCGCTCCTCGAGCAGGACCGGCCGTGCGGGTGGTTCGCTCCGACCTACCGGCTCCTCGAGGAAGCCTACAACGACCAGCGCCGGATCTTCCAGCCCATCATCCGGCGGGCCGTGGTCTCCCCATACCCGCGCATCGAGCTGATAAACGGCGCGGCGATCGACTACTGGACGCTCGGCGAACCGGCCACGGTGGCCCGCGGGCGCAAGTACGCTTGGGTCGGAGTGGACGAAGCCGCGATGGCTCCTTACCTCGAGGAGGCTTGGACCCAAGCGATCCGGCCCACACTCACCGACTACCGAGGCTCGGCCTTCTTCCTCTCCACCCCGAAGGGCGGGAACTACTTCAAGACGCTCTTCGACATGGCCGGAGAAGATCCGGAATGGATGCGGTGGCAGATGCCAACCACCGCCAACCCGTACATCCATCCGGACGAGATCACCGCCGCCGAGCGGTCTCTGCCATCGATCGCGTTCCGGCAAGAGTACCTCGCCGAGTTTGTGGACGCCGATGGCGCTCGAGTCAAGCGGGAGTGGCTCCGGACCGCTCCGGCTCCGGACGGTCTGGCGCGGTACCTCGGGGTGGACCTGGCGATCTCTTCCAAGGAGGGTGCGGACTGGACCTCCGCGGTGGTGATCGGCCGGGACGACTCTGGCACCATTCATGTCCTCGACGCGGCGCGGATGCGCGGACCGTTCGACCAGGTGCTACGCTTCGTCCAGGACATGGCCGCGAAGCACCGGCCGGTGTCGATCGGGATCGAGCAGGTCCAGTACCAAGCCGCGGTGATCCAGGAGCTGCTCAGGACGACCAAGCTTCCGGTCCGCGGGATCCGGCCGGACAAGGACAAGGTGACGCGGTTTGCCAGCCTTGAGGCCCGATACGAGCAGGGGCTGGTGAGCCACGCTCCGGACCTGCCGGGCTGGTTCGCGGACGAGATCCTGTCGTTCCCGGTCGGGGGGCACGACGACGCGGTGGACGCTCTGGGCTACGCCTGGACGGTGCTGGACCAAAAGAGGAGTTTTGCCGCGGTCTAAAAAAAAGTGGCGTAAATCCTTGCGCTCCCGTGGCAACCGTGGCATAATATCCCTGTCGGAACCACCGACAAGGGATAGAACGATGAATACCATCATGATGAAGACATCCGAGATCCTGCCGGTCCACGAAGTGCGCGACCAGATCAAACTGGACGATCTCATCGCATCGATGGAGACCGAGGGCTGGATCGGGCGGCCGGTGTTGGCGATCGGCACCAGCGAGTGCGCTCAAGCCATCACCGGATCGCATCGTATCGAGGCCGCGCATCGCGCAGGTATCGACGTCCCGGTGTTGCTGATCGAGTGCGATACCGACTGGACCGAGGAGTACAGCATCGAAACTGAATACGACCGGATGGATCTGGTCAACGACCTCGGCGACGATGATGCTCGCGCATTGCTGGCGGAGGAAGGCGAATGACACGAAAAGACGGCCAGCCGGACCTCCGGCAGAACAATCCCGGCAGACCGCTCGGCGCGGTCTCCGGACCTCCCTGCACGGGATGCGGGGCATCGACGAGGCCGAGGGGCGCTGGCTACTGGTGGTGCCGGGATTGTGGCAAGCGGATGCGCGAGCCCAGCGGACGACGGCCGGGAAGGCCCAATCGGGTACAATGACGTAACTTCAAATCTCCTGCACGGTCTCATGCCCCTCGGTGGTACTACACCCGGGGGCATCTTTTTGCCGTGGGATAATCGAGACATGGGCATCCTGGACCGTATCCTCGGGCGCAAGGCGTTCGCCACCGCATCCGATCCACTCCCGCTCCCGCTCGGCCAGAGCAGGGACATCTACCTCACCGGGTACGGCTCGGGCCAGTTGACCTCGATGCTCCGGCGCATACTGCCGGGATCCCACCGGGACTGGTCCTCGGTTGCCGGAGACCTCGGCCTCAACTCCGTGGTGGCCAGCGCGATGGACTGGTACATCCGCAACTGGCCACAGGCCACTCCCCGCGTCATGCGGGCGGTGGACTCCCAGCAGGTCGAGCCTATCGAGGACCATC